TGGCTCCCACGGGTCGGAGACGGTGATGTCGAGTGGTCGTCCGAGCGGGATGGGGTTTCGGGGGTCTAGCACGGTGCTCCTTTGTGTGTGAGATGGGTGTGCCCTGTCAGGTACGGGACTTGCTATCGCACCTGACAGGGCACTTGGGGTTAGTCGAGTTCGATGCCGAGGAGCTTTGCTGCCTCGATCTGCTCGGGGGTGTGCTCGCTCTTGGCTGCTGCCTTCTTGGCGGGCTTTGCCTCGACCTCGGCGACCTCATCGGCGCGCTCGACGTCGACGGTCCACTTCTTCAGCGTCTTGCCGCCGGCGCGCTTCTCGATGCCGGTGAAGGTGACGGTGAGGGTTTCGCCAACCTCGGGGCGCTTCTCTGCGAGGAGTGCCTTGAGCCCGACCTGGCCTGCGGTGACGGTCTTCGTTTCGCCGTCGACGTCGAGGGTGATTTGCGGGCTGACGGTTCCGTCGTCCCAGCGGTGGATCCCGATGTTGGTGACGGTGCCGGTGACGGTGTCGCCGGGGTTCTCGAACTTGATGTAGTCCGAGCTGATCTGCATTTCTGCGTTGTCCCAAATGGACATGGTGTTCTCCTTGATTGTTGGTTAGTTACTAAGCACCAGCGGTGTCGCTGGAGTTCGTGGTGCCGTGGCCTTGGCAGCCTTCGGCAGGGTTCTTCGCGCGGGGGCGGTAGAACGGGCAGTTGCGGCAGTAGACGTCTGTGGTGCCCAGGCGACCGATTGCTTCTTCGGCGCCGAGCAGGTCGATCGCGGTGTGGATTGCGTTGGCGCGGACGAGTGCGTCGAGGGCTATGCGCTCGTCGTAGGGCTCTGCCCAGACGTAGCGGTCTTCCCATTCGCCATCGCGGGTGAGGAAGATGAGGGAGACGTTGAGGATTTTGTAGCCAGCGTCGGCGAAGCCTTTGCCGTAGAGGTGGGCTTGGGCGCGGTACTGGGGTCCTGGGCCGTTCTTGCGGTAGTTCTCGCGGATCTGGTTCTTAGATGTCGTCTTCCAGTCGAAGACGGTGCCGGTTGCTTCGTCGAATAGGTCTGCGGAGCCAGTGATGGAGACGCCGCCGATCTCGCCGACGGTGACGCGCTCTTCAACATGCCAGCGGGGGACGGCGCCTTCTTCGTTGAAGCGTGCAATCTCAGCCTTGGCCATGATGTCGGCGAATTGTTCGTGGAGGGCGGTGCCGACGTATGGCTTCCAGGCGACGCCGCGCTGGTTAACTTCAGCCATGCCGGCAAGTTGGTAGCCGAGGCGACGGTCGCAGGGGACGCCGACCTCAGATGGGCCGATGCGCTTCTGGAGGCTGCGCGGCTGGTTGATGATCGAGTTCTCGATGAGGTTGAAGAGTTCACCGGCGGTGACGCCTGGGTCGAGTTCGCAAGTGGGGTGGATTTGTAGGCCGTCGATCTGATCGAGGGGCAAACTACAGACCTTGCAATCGTTCATGAAGAATCCGTCTCGCTTCTGTGTGTGTGGGATTCAGAAGTTACTTCCTAGGTCTGACTATTGCAAGGCCCTGACTCGGCGTGTCTAAATGTTTCACATGAAACGGGCCTTGCAATACCATGGAGGGTATGGCAAATAGGACTGTGGGCGGGGATAGAAGGCCAGCGTCGGAGGTTAAGGCTGACGTTGTCCGCTACATAGGTCAGGGCATGTTGGTCTCTGAGGCGTTGAAGCTCGTGGGCCGCTCGATGGGCTGGTACAAGTTGCAGCGCCAGGAGGACCCGGTCTTCCGTGAGCAGATCGACAAGAACCGGGACATCATCAAGGACCCGTCGCTGCGGGATCTGATCGTTCCTGACTTCCCAGAGTTCTGTGAGCAGTACCTGGGCATGAAGTTGTGGCCGCACCAGTTGAATATGTTCGATGTCTTGGAGGGCAGGCCGCCGCGTTGGCTGCATCCTGGGATGACGTATGAGACTGGGGCCTCGGGCCGGCGCCGCATCTTGATTAACATCCCGCCTAACCACGCGAAGTCGATGACGGTGACGATTTCTTACGTCTTGTGGAAGATCCTGAAGGATCCGACGATGTCGGTGCTGGTGATCTCGAAGACCCAGAACTTTGCCGCGAAGCTTCTGTGGGCGATCAAGCAGCGCCTCACGCATCCGCGCTATCAGGCGCTCCAGTTGGCGTTCGGCCCTACAGGTGGGTTTAGGGAGACGGCTGACCAGTGGTCTGCAACGAAGCTTTATCTATGGGGAGATCAGAGGGATAGCCAGGAGAAGGACCCTACGATCGAGGCCGTCGGTATGGGGGGACAGATTTATGGGTCCCGAGCCAAGTTGATCCTCATCGACGACGCCGTCGTGCTGTCCAATGCTCACCAGTGGGAGAGCCAGATGGACTGGATTCGCCAGGAAGTCGCCTCCCGTATCGGCCCCGACGACCAACTCGTCGTCGTAGGCACCCGCGTGTCCCCGATTGACCTGTATTCGCAACTGCGAAACGAGGATCACTACAACGATCACGTCATTCCGTGGACGTACCTGGGGATGCCGGCGGTCCTGGAGTACACCGACGACACCGAGGGCTGGATTCCGCTGTGGCCGTTCTCCGATCAGCCCTTTTCTGAGTCAGATGTCGCTGAAGAGGGCATGGTTTACGACCGTTGGACCGGCCCCAGGCTCGCCAGGGTCCGTAACGAGGTCGGTCCTCGCCGTTGGTCCCTCGTGTATCAGCAGCAGGACGTCGATGACGAGGCGATCTTCGACCCCGTCTGCATCCGTGGGTCGATCGACGGCTATCGGGGGGCGGGCCAGTTGCAGTTGGGGGTCCAGGGGCACCCTGACGAGAACGCCCAGCTTTACGTCATCTGCTCCATGGACCCTGCGGTGAAGGGAAATACGGCTGCCTGCGCCTACGCGGTCGATCGAAGGTCTGGCCGGCGCTGGGTTCTAGACATGAGGGTGCTGACGGGGCCGACTCCGAAGCAGATGCGGGAAGTCATCGAGGAGTTGACGGAGCGCTACAAGCCCAATGAGTGGATTATCGAGGCGAACGCCTTCCAGTTGTCCCTCGTGCAGGACGAAACGATCACGAGATTCCTGGCTGCCAGGGGTATTCCCATGAAGCCGCACTACACCTATGGCAACAAGACCGACGATGTCTACGGTGTCGCCGCCATGAGTTCCCTGTTTGGCACTTCGGTCAGGGATTCCAAGGGTGTTGGTCGGCATCAGGGCGACAATCTGGTCTCGATGCCCAATCAGTCGGCGGCTGGGATCAAGAAGCTCGTGGATGAGCTGGTGTCCTGGTCGCCGGATCGGGGCAAGAAGGCGGGCCAGACTGACTGCGTGATGGCGCTGTGGTTTGCGGAACTTCGGGCCAAGGAGTTGATGTTCAAGCAGAACCGCGCTTCCCACTTCGGCAAGGCCAATCCGTTCTTGTCGGAGCGGGATCGAGAGCGCCGATTCACGGTCAGGCTTGACGAGGTGGCAGCCTTGCGGAGCGATAGTCAAGGCGCCTTCTTGTAAGAAAGTACGGGACTTGCTATTGTCGCCTCTAAGGTCTGGAGGTGGTGTGGCGACATACGCGGAGAAGATCGCTTTAAGGGTCGAGCGCCTACGCAAGAACAACGCTGACCGCGATGCCCGCATGGTCGCTGTGGCTGCCGTCCAATCTGGCCGTGCCAATCAGGTGTTCAAGGGAATCTTCCCTTCGGACTGGCCTATGCCGGTGGTGCAGAACACGATCAAGTCCGCCGCTGAGGACACCGCCATGATGGTCGGCGTGCTTCCCTCGTTGGTGGCAGCGTCGTCTTCCTCCCTCGATGAGTCGAAGAGTTCCCGCTCTGACAAGTTGACGCGCATCATCGGTCACTTGGCTTACGCCTCGAACCTTGGCACTGAGCTTGTTTACGCCGCTCACCAGCTTTCTTCTTACGGTTTCGTTCCGTTTCGGGTTGAGCCGAACTTCGACGAGAAGCGCCCGCACATTGCTATCGACTCGTGCATGGGAACGTATTTCGAGAAGGACCGCTTCGACCGCTTGGTGACGTACAGCCGCGTGGTGCGGATGAGGGCGTCGGAACTTGCTGCCCTTTACCCCGAGTATGCCGGCCAACTGACGCGCAACACTGCCTATGGCCGTGACACTGGCGACGAGCAGGTTGAGGTTGTCCGTTATTACGACGATGACCAGATCATGCTGTTCGTTCCGCAGCGCAAGGGCCTCGTGTTGGAGAACATGGAGAATGTTCTAGGCCGGATTCCTGTTCGTATTGCTGACTATAAGACGCTTGATGGCGAGACTCGTGGACAGTTCGACGACGCTCTGTGGGTGTATGCCGCGAAGGCACGTTTGGCGCTTCTGAACTTGGAGGCGGCGCAGAAGGCGGTCGAGGCACCCATCGCGCTGCCAGCAGATGTCCAGGAGTTCTCTTTCGGTCCTGACGCGATCTTGCGCTCTAACTCTCCCGAGAAGATCCGCCGCGTTGGGATCGAAGTTCCGAACTCGTCGATGTTTGAGATGCGCGCCCTTGATGAAGAACTCAAGCTTGCGACGCATTACCCCGATGTGCGTGCCGGCCAGACTGACGCTTCCATCGTTACTGGCCGTGGCGTGCAGGCGTTGATGGGTGGCTTCGATACGCGAATCAAATCCGCGCAGGCCCAGTTGGGCGCTGCCTTGG